CTGTCCAATAACGACGTGGTGGGTATTGGCCCGGCCGGTGACTACGGCTTCGCCTTCCACCGTAATGCTGTTACGCTGGTCACTCGTCCTCTGGCGGCTCCGGCTGCTGGTACGGGCGCGCTGGCAAGCGTTGCCAACTATAACAGCCTTGCTGTTCGCGTCGTGATCACTTACGATGGAACTAAGCAGGGCCACCTTGTGACTGTCGATATCCTTGGTGGTATCGAGGTTCTGGACGAGAACTTAGGCGTCTGCGTTCTCGGCTAAGGTGGGGGAAGGGGTGGGGTCTTCAGACCCCACCCCACACCTAAAAGGCTAAAGCATGGTAGCACAAAACGTTCTACGCCAGATTAGAAAAATCATATACCGACTGAAGCGTCAGTTTGGTATCGTTATGTATATTGGATACCGAGACAGTGCTGACACTTATAATCTTGAAACTGGACAAATGACACGAGATTTAGTTTATGTTAAAATACGGCGGGGAATCTTATTACCAAATCGTCATTTCAAGGATTTCGAATATGACTTATCTTTTATCGCAGCAAATAAAAATTTCACATATGGTGGAATTTTTGAGAGAGGCGTTAGAAACGTCATTATTGACGTTAAAGATTTACCTTCTGGTTTCAATGTAACTACCGAAATGTACGTTGTGTTCGAGAATCGTCGTTATGAAATACAAGCCGCTACACGCTCGGAGGGCAACAAAGCGTGGCTTATGCAAATTAAGGAAGTCTCGAATACACCTGATGTAGATCCTGAGGCTTAAATGGCTACATTCAAAAACATACCAAGGTGGATTGTAGCATCAGTGTCAAAACATTTTGACGCTAGACGCGATAATCTACCTTTATTCATAGAGGGTCAACACCGTGACACCCAAGACAAACAAAACTTTATTGAGTTGAGGGTGGACGGGCCTTACTTTACTGAACTCAGTAAAGGGTACTGGAGAATATATTCTGAAATAAATGTATTGGTTCAAAGTGCTATGGATGATAGTAATTTCCATACAATTTGGACAAACATCGGTATTGTAGCAGCGGCCTTCACTAGCATACCAGTTTATAAATACGGCAATGGTCCCGATGATGACGGTAGTCTTTTTGGCTGCATGAATCTCCTTGGTGATGCTCGGGGCAAGGAAAGGATTCAGGTCAGCTACTTCGGGAAAATAGCCCCATCTGCTGAATTACAACAAGCAACTGTAGAAGGCCATTACGAAATGCGTTCTACAATCTCTGATTAAGGAGGTAAGGTTGATGCATCGGGTCTGGTACAGCGTATACGCCCAAATCGACCTCAAGCGAGCCATTGTCAAGATTAAGGACGGTTCAACGCCGGCCAACGAAGTTGAAGTAAAAATCGGTGAAGGTAATTTAACTTACACCGAAGCCCGTAACATGGAATATACTCTTGACCGTGGTACGCTAGACGAGGTACGTGAAGGTGACGAGGTTCCCGTTAGCGTCAGCATGGACTTTGTTTGGGAATACCTCAAAGGACAGACTGGCAGCGGGACACCTACCATTGAGGATGCCCTCAAGAAACGTGGTGAGGCAGCTAGCTGGACTTCTACTGACTCTGATCAGTGTCGTCCCTATGCGGTAGATATTGAAGTTATCTACTCGCCTTCACCTGTTGCTTGTGGTGATATGGAAATCATCCTCCTGCAAGACTTCAGGTATGAGTCACTCGATCACGACTTAAGCGGTGGTACTGTGGCCGTTTCTGGTCAATGTAACGTGACCGAGGCAACTGTAACTCGCCAGACTAACTCGTCAGGTGCACTTAGCTAAGACGGTCTTAGCTTAGACACCGGTACCCACTTGTCGGGGCAAAGACAAGGATAGGAGAGAATCTAATGTTAATCGGCGGTAAGAAACTTGATGGTCCAAAAGAGGAAGTATTGGTTATTCCTCGTCAACGTGATGAAGACATTATCTTCAAAGCTAGAGCTGTGTTAGACTATGGTGATTTTGATAAGTTATTTCCAAGGCCTACGCCTCCGGTAGTTATTAAGCCGGGTGGATTAAAAAGCCTTGATATAACTGATCAAAAATACCAAGACCAAATTAATAAATGGGCCGAGAGCCGGATGCATTGGATGGTTCTTATGTCCTTGTCTGCCACGTTTAAAAGCTCTGAAGAAGAGTTAAAGTGGGAGACGGTTGATCTGGGAAATCCTGAAACATGGGGCAACTACCAAACGGAACTAAAGGAAGCAGGATTCTCTGATGGAGTAATTGCTAGGATTGTCAATCTAGTTACATCTGTGAATGGGCTGGACCAAGATAAGATTGATGAGGCTACGGAACGTTTTTTAGCAGAAGCTCGGGAGGTGCAAGAAAGCGCATTCTCCCAAGGTTCCGTACCGCAGAATACGCCATCTGGAGAGCCTGCGAAAGATTCGGCTTAAGGCCACCGGGGATTAAACCGAGTTGGGAAAAGAATAACGTTTGGGCACAGGCACAACTCATAGGATATAGTCAGATACGAGAATACGAAGAGGCCACGGAACACGAAAATATACTTAAGGCTTGTGGCGCGAAGTTGACCTAAGAGTGGCCCCGCCAATTGGGGCGGGGCCACTCTAACAAGGAGAAAGTTATGCCTCTTGGTGTTGAATTAATCTGGAAGCCACTTAATCCAGATATCAAGAGGTATACTAAAGCTTTACAAGCTAATATGACTCGTCTTTGGAAAGCTGCTTTAAAGGAATTTATTACAGTAATTATAAGAGACCAACAAGTTCATGTTGATACCGGTATGTCGATGGCTTCACTTTATGATGTTGCTATCAAATCTAGAATGTGGACAAAATTGAAAGGAGCCATTATAGCTAGGCAGAAACATTCTAGAAGAATTGGTGTTACTAATATAGATGGCAGTTATGATAAGTCTCGTTACCGTGAAATAAAAGAAGGTCAAGCGATAGCTGAGGCAGCTACATCTATAAAGTTTGATTTACCTGTAATGGAGTTTAGTTTTGATATACAAGTTTTTCAGTGGTGGTATTGGGAAATTAAACGCGGAGCGTGGAACTCACTTGAGCCAGCGTCTCAAGCTTTTATTGATTTTATAGATCGGAATTGGCAGGATTATGTGCCCGGTTTAGAAGAGTTACTTGACTTGAAGGGGTAGCGATGGCACATAAAACTTGGTTAGCAGCATATCAATTCACACAAAAAGAATTGCGGCTTGCCGCAAGGGATGAAGTTACACCTGCGATTAAGAAAGCAGCGGCTGCTGCTTTAGGATTAGATAAATCATTAGATAGTTTAAAGTCTTCATTGGTAAGTTTTAATGAAGAAGGAAATCGTACTAAAGCTGTTATGCGTATTATGCTTGACGAATTCCGTCAGGCAGATGTGACATTAAAGAAAGTTACGCAAACAATTGAAGGTCAAACTTCAACGGCTTGGAAAGCTTTAAATACATCTATTAATAATAATATTGCAGCTAGGCAGAAGCAACGTAGAGAAGCTGCACTTGTTATTAAACAAATGAAGGAAGAAGCACAAGTTGCACGTGAGACTTATCAAGCTAGACAACGTGCGCAGGCTTTTGTAGGCGGGTTACAGCCGCCACCTACACAAGATCCTAGAGCTTTATTTAATTTCTCACAAGCAGCAGGTCGCTTAAAAGAATTTATTGTTCAAAATAAGGTTGGTGCAAGAGAAATACAACAAGTTTGGTCACAAGTTCAGGCTGGAATATTCCCGCCATATGAAGGTAATTTACGTAGACTTCAAGGCTTAATGTATGAAGTTCAACAAACACAAACAAATTTTGCAAAGAGTGGAACTAAGGCGGCACAATCATTAACCTTGTCATGGCAAACTATGGCAAGGATTATTGCTGCTCAATTAATTCGTAGAGCTTTAACAGCATTTATTGGGGCAATACGAGAATCTATTGATTTAGCTAGACAATTTGAAATACGCATATCTGAGCTTAGAACAATATCTCAACAAAATCAATTAGCATTTGAAGATTGGGCTAAGGGTATCCGAGAAGTTTCGGATGCTTTTGGAATTGATATTCTTGATACTGCTGAAGCAGCTTATCAAACACTATCTAATCAGGTTGCAAAGGGTGCTGAAACTTTTGAATTCTTAAATGAGACAAGCAAATTCTCAATTGTAACTACAGCTAGTGCAACTGATTCAGTAAATCTATTAACTGCTGCTATTAACTCATTCGGTTTAAATGCTGGCGATGCTGGTCAAGTAGCAGCAGTAATGTTTAAAACAATTGAGTTAGGCCGTGTCCGTGCATCGGAAATGGCTAACTCTTTTGGTGATGTTGCCGTTATTGCATCACAACTTGGTATTACTCTTGAAGAATTAACAGCTTCAATATCTACATTAACGATTCAAGGTATCAAATATAATAAGGCTGCCACACAATTACGTGGTATCTTTATTAAATTAATCAAGCCTACTAAAGAAATGCAGAAGTTCCTTAGAGAACTTGGTGTTGATTCTGGTGAAGCAGCTATTAGAACATTTGGGCTTGGTAAATTCCTTGCGTTATTACAAGAACGTACAAAAGGAAGCACCACAGAGTTAGCTAAATTAGTTAACCGTATTCGAGGTATCAGTGGTGCATTGGCATTAACAGGTCGTGGATTAGAAATATTCAATAAGAATCTAGAAGCTAATCTTAAAGCAGTTGAAAGTTATAATAAGGCCGCTGTATATGCTTTTGAGAGTAGTGGCCGTAAAATTACTATTGAATTAAATAAGGTTAAAAACTTCTTTGTAGAGGAATTTGGAAGAGACCTATTAAAAACTATCGTGGATGTTACTGAACCTTTTGGTGGGCTATCTACTGTTGTTGCAACATTAGCCAAAACTATTAAAGATTTATTAATACCTGCTGTTGGGTTATTAACTATAGCATTAATTAAACTTGCAGCATCTAATCCGTTTACTGCAATTGCAACGGGTGTAATATTATTAGGAACTGTTGTCGCCGCCCAACTTAATAAGATTGCAGAGGATACTGATAGAGCAGATGAAGATTTTAATCGACGTGTTCAAGCTAGAGTTAAGGCACAGGCCAATGCTATTAGAGCAACATATAGAATAATTTTCGATAGCATTGAAGAAAGAGCACGGGTATCTAGACAATTAACAGCAGAGTTAATTGCACTGGATACTAAGAGACTTGACTCTTTAAGTAATCTTTATGAGGATATGGCAAAAGAGTCAGAGAAAGCTAGCAAGGAGATTTTAAAATCTCTTAATAAGGATATTACTGCAACTGAAGGGATTATTAAAAAGGCTATTGCTGGTATTCGTACTTTACAAGATGCTATTGATAAGTCTTTACGTAAGCAAGCTGAGATTGAATTTGATCTTAAGCTTAAGTTAGCAGAAGACCCAAAGGAAGTTGCTCGTATACTTACTACTGCATTAACTGATGAGATCAATAAGGCGCAAAAGGAACTAGCTGTTGAAGAAGGTCTCATTGATGTTAAGCGTTTGGAAGCTAGCTTAAAAGAAGCTGAAAAATTATTTGATCGATTCCTTAAGGTTGTTGTTAAGGAAGATGAAAAAGCTATTAAGGCTAGCAATAAATTACGCGAACTTCAACGTGATAATGTTGAGAAAATTGCAAAATTAGAAGAAGAGCTTGCACTAGAAACCGACCCTAAGAAACGTTTAGCTATACAAAAGAAAATTACAACTGAGAATGATAAATTTGTTAAGAGTGCTACAAAACAATTAGATATATTAAAACAGGCTTTAGCACTAGAGACAAATGAAACTAAGGAAGTAGCTAAACGCAAAGTACTTATTGAAGAGATTAATAGGATACGACTTGAGGGCATTCGTGCTCTTGAAGAGGAAAAGAAGCGACAAGAAAATCGTTTAGCTATACAGAAAGAACTTCGTGCTGAATTAATTGAAATCAATAGTCTTGTTAAGAAGTTTGATCTTGAAGATGTATTAGCATTAGGCGACCCTAAAGCTATTGAGAAAGCAATACGGCAACAAGTTGATAATCTTAGGCAACAGCTTACTTTACGTAAACAGCTTAATTCTGAACGTGGCGATGAATTTAAAATTACGCAACAAATTGATAATCTTGAGAAACAATTAACAATTGCTAAGATAATTGAGGCTAATAAGGAACGCGGTAAATTATTAGAAAAAGATGTGGCAGCAGTCAAAGCATTCTTTAAAGCACAACAAGAAGCAACATTAGAAGCTTCTAAGAATTCGATTATTGCGGACGAACAAATTAAGAAACAACTTGAACACTTAAAATTATACAAAACATCTATTAAATGGCAAAAGAAGCTTGGTATATTAGATGAAAGACAATTAGATATTGTAGATGACCGTGTAAAACGTATTGATGAAATTACTAAATTAGTAGAATCCTTAAAAACTCCAGCAGGTTTAAAAGATTTCGACAATATTTTAGCAAAATTGGTTAGATATAGAGATGAATTTAAGAAGGCTCCTTTAATAGACGAAACATACACAATAGGTGCTAAGAAATTTTTCGAAAACGACATATTAAAAGGCAAAATAGACCTTAATAAGTTAGACTTAACATCATTAAATACTATTATTGCTAACTTAAGGAATAAACCATTATATGATTTAAAAGATACAAAAAAGCAATTAGATGATTT